CGGGGGGGGGGGGTCTGTAACTGTTTTGGGGGGGGGGGCCCGGGCGGTTGGGGGGGGGCCCCTGGGGGGGGGCCGCCCCCGGGGGGGCCCCCCCCCCCCCCACGAGACTCTGCTCCTTCGGGGGCTGCGGGAATAAGCACAAGGCCCGCGGGTACTGCGAAACGCACTACAGCCAGCGCTACAAGCGAGGCCAGAATCTCACCCGGGCGCAGCAGAGACTCACCGGTGTGACGACCGCGGAGCGCCTCGAGCTCCGCACTGACAAGAGCGGCGAGTGCTGGCTCTGGACGGGTGCACAGGACCGTGACGGCTACGGGCTGATCCACACCGACGAGGGCACCCGGGGCGCGCACCGTGTCGCCTTCACCCTCGCCGGCGGCGTCATCCCCGAAGGCTTCCACGTCGACCACATCTGCCACACCCGAAACTGCGTTCGTCCCGATCATCTGCAGGCGGTGACGCCGGCTGAGAACGTTGAGAACCGTCGGATGCAGCGGAACAACACCTCGGGCGCGATCGGCGTCGAGCCCCGCAGAGGCAGGTTCCGAGCGCGGGTAGGACATCGGGGTCGCACCAACAACGTCGGGACGTTCGACACGGCCGAAGAAGCCGCCGAGGTCGCGAAGTCTGTTCGCATTCAGCTCCACACGAACAACCTCCTGGACCGGAGCGCCTGATGGACGAGAACAAGATTCCGGCAGCTCCGGCCACCGGCTCCGCACGGATCGTCATGGGGATGGCTTTCCTGTGGCTGACGGTCGTTTCGTTCGGCCTGTGGTTGCTGTTCTTCCGTGAGCGCGACGGTCTGTTGCTGCTCACGACGATCTTTCTCCTCGGCTTCTTCTGGGCGGCCGGCGCATTTACCAAGGCTTTCTGGCTGCGCTGAGCAGCCACTACACACCAGGGATGGGTGATTGAAATGCAGCAGAACACTGCCTCCAAGGGGGCATTCAGGGCACGCAGCGGCCGGACGGTTCGGGTCGGTGATGACGGGACCGTGATGTTCGATCACGCGAACGGGTACCTGTCGCCGGCGTCGGCGATGGATGCCGAGGAGTTCTACCTCGACAAGAGGGACCGCGATCTCGGGCGGTGGCGCTGCCCGACCGATCCCGAGTGGGTGGCGCGCGAGGTTGAACGGGATGCATATGGACGCCGACAGGTGCTCGTGCTGAATGAGTGCACCTTCGAAGTGAGGGCCTACACGCATCAGAACGTGGCTGATACTGCCTCAGGAGAACCGGTGAAGTACCGCGTGGCTCGTGCCTTCTTCGAGGCCCACCCGGAGCGGAAGCCCTGGCACGACGCCAAGGAAGGCGAGATCTGGGCGGTCACGATTCGCGGCGAAGAGCACATCACGAGGGTGATGTCGCCCCGTGACGGTATCTCGAAGGACGCTACGGAGGCTGCCTTCCTGGCCCTTGATGTCGCTGCCCCGGACTGGGTCTACCGCGAATCGCCCTGGATCACCGCGGGTCGTCGTATCTGGCCGGAGGACGCGTCGTGAGCGCCCCGCGTTACGCGGAGAGCATCCCGGCGGTCACGGCCCCGGTGAAGATGCCGAAGCTCACCCCGTCTCGGGTCTCGTACCTGGCGAACATGATCGTCGCCGGGGTGTGCGGTGCGGTCGCACTGGTGCTGTTCGCGATCGGGCTGGTGACGCTGTGAGCCGGTTCATCGGGGTCGACTACTCGACCACCTCGTGCGGGATCGCGATCGTCGACGGCGACCACTGGCAGTCGTTCACGCTGCGGTCGAAGCCGAAAGGCGACACGCTCTCGGCCTACTACGAGCGCATCCAGGATCTCGCGCACGACGTTGTCGCGGCGATCGATCTGCGACTCGGTGACGTGATCGCGATCGAGGGCATCGCCTTCGCTGGTCGGGGATCTTCGGTCGACCGTCTGCACTACGCCTGGCATCGCACAGCCGAGGTCCTGACGCGCCTGCAGAATGCCGAGCTGGTGATCGTCACGACGAACCAGGTGAAGCAGCTCGCGACCGGCAAGGGGAACGCGCAGAAGGACGAGGTCCTCCTCGCGACTGAGCGCCGTCTTCCGCAGACGCGGGTGCGGAACAACGACGAAGCCGATGCCGTGTGGATCGCGGTGGGGGCATCCATTCTCGCCGGGTCTCCGGTGATTGATCTGCCGGCGGCTCACATGCCGAAGGCGTGGACGAAGGGCAAGACATCATGAACATCAAGACAGGGGTGGCCATCGCGGTCACCACGGCAGCACTCGTATCAGGCGGCACCTCGGACAGCACGCTCGTGCGGTTCGCAGATCGCGCCGTTGAGTACGAGGCGACACTGCAGGGCATCGAGGGCGTCTACGGGGCGCACGTCGCACACCCGGACAACCCGCTGTTCGAGCGGGCCTACCTCAGCCTGAGCGAGCACTGCACGAACCTCGCCGCGCTCTACAACGTCGGCGCCGGCATCCTCGCGGATGACTTCGCGGCATCCGGTCTCCCGGCCTCGCTCGATGCCACGGCATGCGAGGTGGCCCGATGAGCGCGGTGAAGGCCGAGAGCGTAACCGCGACCAGTCGCGTGGACGGACGCCCCTTGCCTGGGGTTCGAGATGTGGCTACTGGCCTCGTCTACCCCTTCATGAGCGCCGAGGTGTGCGCGAGTGTTGCGGCGGATGTCAACGCCGGTAAAGACGACCTGACGAGCTACGCCGCTATGGTCAGCCCGGAGCTGTACGACATCGTGACGGTGCAGTCATGACCGTGATGGAGTCTCAGGCGCTGAACGACCTGATGGCGCGTGCTGGGGCGTCCGACACGGACAGAGCGGCGTGGGAGCCGATCCCCGGGTGGGAAGGTCTCTACGAGGTCAGCGATGGCGGGGCTGTGCGATCGCTGGACCGCATTGTCGTCACCTCTCACGGCGTGACGCGGAGCCTTGCCGGCCGCATCCTCCGCGGGAGCCGCCACTCCCACGGCTACGTGCAGGTCCGGTTGCAGGCGGAGGGGCGCGTCGAGTGGGTTCGAGTGCACCGCCTCGTTGCGCTCGTTTTCCTCGGCGCACCCACGGGGCCGCTGGTTCGCCACCTGGATGACGACCCGGCCAATAACCACGTTTCGAATCTCGCCTACGGAGACGCCGCAGACAACGCGCGCGACACTGTGCGCAACGGGAACTTCCGGAACGGTACCTCGCACCGCCTTGAGTGCGCACACGGGCATGAGTACACGCCCGAGAACACATACCTCACCTCCGACGGGGCGCGCGCCTGCCGCCAGTGCAAGAGGGAGTGGCGAGGTCGAAACCTCGACGCGCAGCTCGAACGCGAGAGGGCGTACCGAGAGGCCAATCGAGAGCGCATCCGCGCTGCCGCCCGAGCTTCCTGCTCCCGCAAGAAGGGAATCGCAGCATGAGCACCAACATCACATCCGACGCCCTCGCAGATCTGGAATCGCGAGCTGGCGCCAGCGACACCCAACGCGATCTCTGGCTCGCCGAGCGGGCTCAGGGCATCACCGCGACGGAGATCCGCGACCTCGTGAAGGGGAAGCTGCGGCAGGACGATCTGATCGCGCTGAAGCTAGGCCGCAAGGTGGACAGCTTCTCCGGCAACCAGTTCACGGACTGGGGCAACGAGCGGGAGGCGATCATCGCGGCCGGTATCCGCGGGATGGGGATTGAGCCTGAGTCGCGAGTGTTCCACGGCGAGCGGGACTCGCGGCACCTCGCCTCGCCGGATGGTGTCGGCGTCGACTTCGACGGCGCGGTTGTCATCTCGGAGATCAAGACGAGCGGCAAGGACATCCGTCGCGGCCAGCCCGCCTATTTCGAGACCGGCTACGAGCTGCAGATGCAGTGGGCGATGTGGGTCACCGGCGCCGACCGTTGCCTGTTCGCCTTCGAGGAGCGCATCACGGTCGCTGGCCGGTTCGAGCCGGGGCAGCTGTTCACCGAGTGGGTGCCTCGCAATGACGACGTGATCGCCGAGCTGGTCGAACGAGCTGATGCGTTCCTCGCCGAGATGGATCGGCAGCGCGAGGAAGGCGCACCGGTCATCGATGAGGAGTTGGACACGCACGCCGTGAACTACCTCCGCGCGATCGACGAGGAGAAGCGGTGGACGGCGCTCAAGGCGGAGTCGTACCGGGCGGTTGTCGCGGCGGGGAAGTCGCAGGAGTCGCCGCTCGCCCGGATCACGTACACGCCGGAGAAGGCGGGTGAGGTGCTCGAGGTCGAGGAGATCGACTACGACGCCGCACGGGCCGCTGACCCTGGCCTGTTCGAAGCGCTGCAGGTGGCGCAGAACGCGTGGAGCGAGCACCTGAAGACGTTCATCAGCACGAAGCCCGTGCAAGGGAAGGGGCGTGCCGCGTCGGCGCGCATCACGGCCGGCAAGGCCACGAAGGAGGCAGCATCATGACCGCTCTGCAGACGAGAAAGCCGACGGGGCTCCCGTCCTGGCCGATCCTGCTTCTCGCCGGACGGGAGAAGGCAGGGAAGTCGTGGGCCGCAGTGTCCGCATCGGCCTCGCCGCTGGTTGGCCGCACGCTGTACATCGGCATCGGTGAGGACGACCCCGACGAGTACTCGATCATCCCCGGCGCCGACTTCGAGATCGTCGTCCATGACGGCACGTACCCGGGGATTCTCGCCGCGGTGAAGGCCGCGGTCGCGGAGCCCGCAGGGGAGAAGCCGACGCTGATCATCGTCGATTCGATGACCCGCCTGTGGAACCTCATCGGCGACAACATGCAGGCCATCGCGAACAGGAGAGCGAAGGGCCGGAAGAACGCCGCCGGGGATTTCACGATCTCGATGGATCTGTGGAACGTCGCGGCGGACCAGTGGTCGACGGTGATGGATGCGCTGCGAGCGCACCAGGGCCCGGCGATTCTCACCGCTCGACTCGATCCGGTCGCGGTGGTGGAGAACGGCCAGCCGACCACTCAGAAGGAGTGGAAGATCCAGGGGCACAAGTCCCTCCCGTTCGACGCGACCGCGATCATCGAGATGCGCGAGCGCGGCCAGTTCCTGATCACGGGCGTGAAGTCCGCTCGCGTGCAGCTCGACAAGCCGAAGCTGTTCCCCGAGTTCACGGTCGACCGCCTCTGGACGGACCTCGGCGTGGCCGACGGGACGGCTGATCGGACCCACGCCACAGTGCAGACGGACCGGACTGGAGCCGAGCCGGGAGCGCCTCGCGAAGAGGCCCCTGCACCCGCCCCTGTGGCCTCGATCGACTGGGCGAAGGAGATCATGCCCGTGCGCGATCTGGACGCTCTGAAGGCCGTCCACCAGCGCGCAGTTCAGGAGAAGGAACTCGGGCTCACGGTGGGCGCCGATCACAAGCAGTCGACCCTCGATCTCATCGCGGCGTGGAAGCTGCCGACGCCGAAGGATGCGCTCACCATCGCGGCGCTGATCCAGGCCGTGAAGGGCAAGGTCGAAGCCGGAGAGCTGCCGACCGCCGCAGAGCCGACGCTGACCGACGCGTGGCCGGTCGCTGACATTCCGAAGGACGGCGAGTCATGAGCGCCTGGCCGGAGGGGATGACCGTCGCGCCGATCCGGGAATGGCCCGGTGCGCTCACTGCTCGCCGCCAGCGTTCGAACTTCTCGGCATCCTGGTCCGCGACGCTGTCGCTGCTGAACTCCGAGCTCCGACACCTCGGCGCACGCGATCGAGAACTGCTCGTCGCGATCAGCCCGGAGGACTTTCGTCTCGACGGGAAGCCCCGCGCGAACGCACGGCAGCATCACCCGGGAGTGATCCTGTCGTTCGACGCGAAGGTCGGGCACCTGTCCTACGCCGTCGACACGTTCGACCGGTGGCAGGACAACGTCCGCGGCATCGCGAAGTCGCTCGAGGCGCTGCGCATGGTCGACCGGTACGGCACGACCAAGCACGGCGAGCAGTACCGCGGTTTCCTCGCCCTCGAGGCACGCGCTGCCGGTGCCTTCACGAGCGATGAGTCGGCATTCCGCTACCTCGCCGATGCCGCCGCCATGACCATCGACCCGCTCCTGAGCGCTGTCGACGCGTACGACACCGGTGCCCGCCGCCGCATCGCCGCGCGCGCCCTGTTCCACACTCACCCGGATCGCGAGGGCGGTGACCGTGACGTGTTCGAAAGGTGCATGGCCGCGCAGACGCATCTCAAAGAGGCGGGTCTGCTATGAGCACCGAGATCCTGCCTCCTCCGCCGGAGTGGGTGCAGCTTCGAGTGCTGAACCTCGTCGGTCTGCGGTCGCTCGATATGACGGACCCTCTGCACGTCGACATCGCGCGCTCGGTGTACGAGCTCGGGGCGAACGCGTCCGATGGGGCGGTGTTGCAGCGGGTGCGCTGGCACTTCGCATGGCACCTGAAAACGGCCGGGGCGACGTTCGCTGAGTCGAAGCTCGCGTACGAGTCGCACGTGGACCGGGAGACAGTGAAGCTGCGGGCGAAGGGCGAGAAGCCGCCGACTCGTGCCGAGGCAGAGCAGATCGCTCGGGCGTCGGATGAGGCGTACGAGTTGCACCTCAAGTACCTGTTGGCGGAGCAGCGTGAGCGGGCGATGCGGAAGTTCCTCGATGCGATTGCGTCGGCGATCGACCTGCATCGCACGGACCGGAGTGATCAGCGTGCGGCGGATCGGGCGCACTCGAGCGGATACACGGGTGGGTCATGAGCGTCCTGCTGGATGAGGAGACGATCGTGCTCGAAGCGCTCGATTTCGAGGAACGGTGCATGTCGAAGATTGCACCCGCGCATTCGGCCGACGTCGTGACTCGATTCCGCTGCTGCGGTGCTGGGGCTCTGCTCTGCGAGGGGCATCTGACGAACCAGCGCAAGACCGTAGACGCCCTGCTTGCACGCGGGGAGCGGATCATCTGTGGCTACTGCGCTGCGGAATTCATCTCATATGAGGACGGCGTCGAGGTGATCCCACTATGAGCGGGTTCAGCGCCGAGGTGGAGGCGCAGATCGTCGTCCGGGATCTCGGAGCGTGCGCGTTCCCCGGCTGCGGCCGGCACGTCGCGCACCTCGAGCGCGGCACCGGGTACGGGTGGGCGATCCACCACCGCCGGCCGAAGTCGAAAGGCGGCACGTCGCTCGAGTGGGTGAACGCGGCAGCGAACGGAGTGGTGCTGTGTGAGGCGCATCACCGGCATGTGCACGCCAACCCTGCCGAGTCGTACGCATCGGGCCTCCTGGTCCGCGCTAACGGCATCCAGAAGGCAGACGAAGTATCAATCCGCCATCACCTGCTGGGGCATGTGCTTCTGACGGATGAGGGCGGCTGGCAGCCGGTCGAAGAAGGACCGACGCCCGAGAGCATGTGGAAGGACGCAGCATGAGTTACAGGGCTCTGAACTGGGCGTGGGAAGCGGAACTCCCGACCGCGCAGAAGTTCGTTCTGGTGGCGCTGGCCGACATGGCTGATGAGCACGAGTCGTGCTTCCCCGGCCAGGAACGGCTGGCACGGATGGTCGGCGGTTCGGTATCAACTGTGCGCCGTGCGGTGAAGGCGCTGGAGGAGTCCGGCTATATCGGACGTCAGCAGCGTCGTGGCGCCGATGGCATGCGGACGTCGGACAGGTACCGCCTGAACGTCAACCGGTCAATATGCGCGGTTGATGTCACCGGTCAATCGGAGGGGGGTCACCGGTCAAATGACCCCCACCTCACCGGTCACGGTGAAGGGGTAACCCCCAGAGAACCACTAGAAGAACCATCAGATCTTGTCGGAGAGCTGTTGGAAGTGCTCTGGATGATGTGGCCGACGTCGCGCCGATCCTCTCGCAAGGAGGTCACGAAGTCCCTGAAGACCGCGCTGAAGGTGACGGATGCTCCGACGCTGATCGAGACCGTGAAGCGGCACACAGACGTGTGGGCGTCGTGGCCGAAGTCGGATGAGCAGTTCATCCCTCATCTGCCGACGTGGCTGAACAAGGAGCGGTGGACTGCTGCTGATCCTCAGCCTCGCGGTCCCGCCCGTCTCTCGGCGCTCGACACGGGACGTGCGGTTGACGCCCTCTTCGCCGCCGCGGAGCACCCCCACCTGAGGGCACTGTCGTGACTCCGCGGGAGGTGAACGCGCTCCTGGCCTATGCGCAGGCGGCGCACGACGCGCGACTGAAGCAGGATCAGCAGGATCGCATGGTGCGGGCGACGTCGTGGGCTCGGAAGCTCGAGCACGTATCTGTCGCCGAGGCGCAGGCCGCGGTGGATGACTTCTATTCGGCTGCCGGTGGGGAAGCGATCGGGCTCGCTGATCTGCTCGCGGCATGTCCGGTGCGGTCGTCGTCACACGCGGGGAACGTCACTGAGCAGCGTCTCGCTCGGGAGAGAGCGGAGCTGACCTCGTGAACGAACTCGCCCTGCCCTCGAACGTCGAGGCTGAACGGTACGTACTCGGCGCGTGCATGCTCTCACCTCGCGCGGTCGACGACGTCGCCGAAGTGCTGAAGACCACCGACCTCCACGACCCCCGGCACATCACCGCTTACGGTGCGATCCGGCGCCTGCACGATCAGGACAAGCCGACCGACGTCGTCGCCGTCGTCGACGAGTTGATTCGCTCTGGTGAGCTGCTCGGCAACCTCGAAGCCGCCTACCTCCACCGCCTGACCGATGATGTGCCAACGGCCGCGAACGCCTCCTACTGGGCTGAGATGGTCCGGGAGGCAGCAGTCCGCCGGCACGTCATCGAGGGCGCGCAGCGGGCCACGCAGGTCGCCAACGACGCCACCGTGCCCGCCGCCGATGTCACGGAGCTTGCTCGTGACGCGTTCGATCAGATCGAGGATGCGGCGGCGCGCGGTGTGGAGTCGATCGGTGACTGGTTCATGGACTTCGCCGAGTCGCTCACCGCGAAGCCGTCGTACACACCGACGCCCTGGTATGACCTCAACCAGCTGATCTTCGGTGTGCGCGACGGCGGCATGTACGTCATCGCTGCACGCCCCGGTGACGGCAAGTCGATCATGGCGGTGCAGATCGCCCTCGCGCTGGCGAAGGAACGCCCGGTGCTGTTCGTGTCGCTCGAGATGAACCGTGAGGAGATCGCGGCGCGTGCGATCGCTTCGATGGGGCAGATCTTCATCGGTTCGCTGAACAAGCACCAGCTGACGGATTCCGACTGGCGGGCGTTCGCCGCTCACCGGGCCGCTCTCGAGGCGCTGCCGCTGGTGATCGTCGACTCGGCTGAGGTGTCCACGATCCCGCAGCTGAAGGCGAAGGCCCGCGCCGTGCGGCGTAAGTACAAGCGCAACCCGGTGGTGATCGTCGACTACCTGCAGCTGTTGAACACGCATGAGCGCGTGGAGAACCGTCAGCAGGCAGTGGCGGGCTTCTCGCGGGCGTTGAAGCTGTCCGCACAGCAGTGGAAGGTGCCGGTCATCGCCCTGTCACAACTGAACCGTGGCAGCACGCAGCGTAAGGGCAAGGCGGCTGAGCCCGTGCTATCGGACCTGCGCGAGTCGGGCGCCATCGAGCAGGACGCCGACATTGTGATGCTCCTGCATCGCAGGCCGATTCCCGGAGCGCCCGACGAGCTGAAGGTCATCGTCGCGAAGAACCGCCAAGGGCAGACGGGCGACGTCGCTCTCGTCTGGCAGGGGCAGTTCGCACGCGTCCTGTCGAAATACCAGGCAAACGAACACATCGACTTCAACAACAAGGGGAACTCATGAGCATCAAGACCATCGTCGGACGCCTCGGCGCCGACACCGAGATCCGTTCCACCCAGTCGGGGAAGACGGTCGCGTCGTTCTCGGTCGCGGAGACGAAGCGGAAGTTCAACCGCGACACGAACGCATGGGAGGACGACTTCACCATCTGGCATGACGTCGAGTCGTGGCAGAACACGGATGCCCTCGGCGCACTGGCGAAGGGCGAGCTGGTGATCGTGCTCGGCGAGGAGCGTGACGCGTCGTACCAGCACCGCGAGACCGGCAAGACGGTCCGCCGCATCGTCGTGCGCGCTCAGTCGGTCGGCGTGCTCGTGCGAGACGGCAGGAATGGCACGTCACAGGCCACAGGCGGCGCGTGGAGCGCCCCGCATGCATCCACTGACGCATGGACCACACCCGGCACGGAAGAGACGTTCTGATGGACCCGTTCAGCATCCTCGTCTGGATTCTCGCCGCGATCGGAGCACTCGTCCTGCTCACCTCGATCGCCATCGTCGCCCTCTTCGTGGGGCTCTTCATCTTCGGCTTCCGCCTCCTCCGCGACGAGGAAGCCGCCCAAATCCCTGAAAGGACAGACCGATGATCGAACGCGAAGTGATCGAGTTCGTCGCCGCAGCCGATTGGACTGACGACTGCCGGATCCGAGTCGAGCTGAAGAAGCGGGTCACGAAGCTCACCATCGCAGAGGCGAAGGCGTTCCGTGTCGAGCTGGATGCGGCGATCGCTGAGGCATCCAAGGGTGCCGAGGAGCTGCGACACGACCATGTGCCCGCATCGTTCGACATCGCCGCTATCCATCCCGAGTGTGTCGCCGGGAAGTGCGGCAACTGCGACGGGCAAACCCTCACCATCACCGACGAGTGGGTGCTGTGCGCGCACCACTGCCACGGAAGGAGTGGGTCGTGATTGGCCTACTGACGAGACTCCAGCGCAGCGAGACGCACATCGTGTATCGCGATAGCCGCCACCAGGTGCATCGTGAGTGCTTCGGAATCGATCTCGGTTCGCCCCGTCTCATCACTGACAGAGTGAAGCATGAGCTGAACGAGGTTGCGGCCAGGGCCGGCGGGAAGTTGCGGGAGCAGCTCGGTAAGCGTCTGTCGGATCTGGTCAGCGTCACTCTGCGCGGTCATGCTCGCACTCTATCGGGGGTGACCCGATGAGCGCGCAGGTCGGATACGCCCCGCCCGCCGTCGAATGGAACGGCCTCACCGTCACCGACCTATTCTGCGGCGCCGGCGGATCCTCCTCGGGCCTCCGCGAGGCCGGATACCACGTCGTCATCGCAGCGAACCACTGGGCGCTCGCGATCGAGTCGCACCAAATCAATCACCCTGAGACGGATCACTCGCAGGCGGACATTTCGCAGGTGAACCCGGCGTACTTCCCGAAGACGCACGTGCTCTGGGGCTCGCCGGAGTGCACGAACCACTCGATCGCGAAGGGCGTGAAGCGGCAGCGCCAGCAGGATCAGGCGTTGTTCGAGATTGACGGCACCCGGCCGCTGCCCGACGAGGCCGCGAACCGTTCCCGCGCGACGATGTGGGACATCCCCCGCTTCGCCGAGCACCACCGGTATATGGCGATCATCCTGGAGAACGTCGTCGATGCGTACCGGTGGGATCAGTTCGAGGCGTGGCAGATGGCCATGAAGTCGCTCGGCTACCGGATGCAGATCGTGTGGCTGAACAGCATGCACGCGCAGATCGGCGGCTTGCCAGCGCCGCAGTCGCGCGACCGGATGTACATCGTGATGTGGCGCGAGGATCTCGCCACGAAGGAGCGACCGGCGCCGAACGTCGGCAAGTGGACCCGCCCTATGGCGGTCTGCCAGGAGCACGGCGAGGTGCAGGCTGTCCAGGCGTTCAAGAAGAAGGAGCAGTGGGGTCGCTACCGGGCGCAGTACCTCTACCGGTGCCCCGAGTGCTTCCAGGTCATCGAACCAGGATGGTTGGCCGCCGAGTCAATCATCGACTGGTCGCTGCCCGCCCCGCGCATCGGCGATCGTACGAAGCCGCTCGCCGAGAAGACCCGTGAGCGAATCCGTCGTGGCATCGAACGCTACTGGGCGCCGATCATCGCGAAGGCCGCCGGGAACACGTACGACGGTGTCAACACGGGATCGAACTACCTCCGGGTGTCCGATGTCGAGAACCCGCTGCCGGTGCAGTTGGGATCGGCTGAGCACGGTCTGGCTCTGCCTCCCGCGTTCCTCGCGCAGTTCCGGCAGCGTGAGCGCACGCAGACGCTCGACGAGGCGTTGCCGACGGTCGTCGCTGACGGTGCGAACCACGCGCTGATCGTGAACAACCTCTCCGGCGCGGACGAATCGCGGTCGCGCCCGGTATCCGCTGCGCTGCCGTCACTGGTCGCGGGAGGGAACCACGCATCTCTGCTGGTCCCTGTCGAGGGTCGTGACGGGAAGAGTGCGGCATCCGTCTCTGATCCGATGCGCACGCAGTCGACCCGCAACGAGACAGCTTTGCTCGTGCCCGCTGGTGGCACGTGGCGGGACGCGGCTTCTTCGCTCTCGCGACCGATGCCTGCAGTGACGACGCGCGAGAATGACGGCTTGGTCGTGCCACTCCGGAATCACGGCGTCGCGAAGCCGAGCACGCACCCGATCGACACGGTCAGCGCCGAGGGCAACCACCACGCGCTCGTGATCCGACAGCAGAACTCGCGTGGCAACGCGGCGGGCATGTCGACGCCGGTCACCGAGCCGGTT